TACGGCGCATCAACACCGATGAAGAAGATCCCGAAAGGCCCTTGAACCACACTACGCGGTGCGCTGCAACCTGTTGTCAGTGAAATATAGTTCAGGCCCAGGTTGTTGCTCGTAGGGTCGCCCGTGATCTGCCATATCTGCGAGGCTTTGAACGCCACCAGTGCGCCTACTACGCCTGCCGATGTAGTCTGGACGGGTAAACCCGATTGCGCGGTAATCGGTGTCGAGTCGCCGAGCGTCAGCGACTGGCTCGCGTTTGTGCGCACGGTCGGCGCGAGCACATCACTGAATTGCAACGTGTTGCCAACGGCAAAGTACGCCCGGTTGTTGTAATTCGCAACGCTGGTGGGCAGACCGGTTAACGGATTGGTCGTCAGGTTCGTCGCGGTCCACGTTGGCGCAGACGGCGTGGCGATGCTGATCACGCCGAAAAATATCCCGCCAGATCCCGGGAAACCAGGGTGTGTAACGATGATATTCGTACTAACCACTGCCATGGTAGGTGGCGTCCACGCACCCGAAGTCGCGGGCGAGACAGGCGTATTCCCGCTCGTCACACCGCTGATCGTGATAAAGGTTCCGCCTACCAGGTCGAAGGCAAAGGGTTCGTCATGGCCAGCATTGCGTGCGCTCGACACCATGCCGTAAGCGATTGTGCCGATGACGATAAAGACCGAAACGAAGGTTGGAGACGTAAAGCTAGAAAAAGAGGTAAGCGGCGCGCCCACACCGGGGCGCGAAACCACCAGTTCTGGATTGCCTTGATCGAAAACAAGGTTTGTCAGCGCCCCGCACGCGCCCGCGAAGGCATCTGACGCATCAAAAGCATCGCAGAGTCCTTTAGGCGTGAACCTGACCGGCTGGCCGTTGCGTATTGCCACAGACCCTCCTAGTCGGTAATCTTGGTCGGTTTGAGCGTCCGGTTCGAATGGAAGCGCCGGGGGTCGAGCCTGACAGATTTTACGACCTGCTGTTCGTCGCCTTCCATGATCAGGTGAATGCGCAACATCTTGTCCATATCGGCCAGGTACTTGTCGCGGCGTGTGTCGTCCGTGACCTGCATGAGGCGCGCCGCCGTGGCCGTAATAAGGTAGTCCTGATCCGGAAACCACGGGATGACCGCCGAACTCTCAGGTGCGGCAATGTCGGGCTGCTTCACCATGTAGCGGTGCGTCAGCACGATTTGCCCGCTTGATTGCGGATAGATGAAGAGTTGACCAGCGGACGGCGGCACCTGTTGCAAGGCCATCGTCTCGTCGTATAGGATCGTCATGAACTCGTAAGGATAGTTCGCAATCGACGGGTCCTTGAATTCCTGATCGTACTCTTCCGTGCTGATTGGATTCAGGAAGTACGGCAAGTTGTTCTGCTGAAAGAACAGGTCGTACGTACGCTGGTAGTTCGCTGGAAGAACAAAAGGCCCGAAATTATTCGCCTGCACGGTGATGAATTCCGTCACGCGATTGATTTTCAGGTCCCGGTGCAACCACAGGTCCTCCAGAGTCATGTTCAGGAATTGTCCGCCCTGTTGAAGAAAGCCGGGGCACTTGGCGATTTGGCACGCCAAGGCGACAATCTGCTGACTCTGGAGATAGGCCATTACGCCGCCTTCTTTACAGAAGCGATTTTTGACTGCCCCTCTTGCAGGTATTTCTCAATTTGCTTGATCTGTACCGGCAAATTCGTCATCTGTGCCTGCTCCTGGCTGGTTAGGCGCAGCTTTGCCTTTGAGCGTTCCAGAAGATCGGCATATGCCTTGCGATGGTCGTCCAGCATGCGTGATTGCGCTTCGATAGTCTTTTCAAGTACTGGAATCTCAAGAATGGCCTGCTGGCGCACCAGCGCCTCACGGCATAGGTCCATGCGGTCGTTGAGCGATTCCATCGACTCGGATTCATAGACATAGCCGCTCACTGACACGGAAGCGCCGTTCGGAGCCGGAAGCGTGATCTGAAAGTTACCGAGAACTGCGGTTTGTTGTTCCATGTTTCCTCTTAGCGACGGCGGTCACCGCCGCGCAGGATGCGATCCTGCGCGACTTTATAGACGTTTTCATTCGAGCCCATGATGTTATTTTCATGGTCCCACGTGCGAGCTACGATTTCCTTCACGCTGCGCAGCAGATCGGTTTCGAACTCATACGTTGAGCCGTGAACGTACTGCTGGCCGTTGATGCGGATATCGATCCCGCCGCATGGAGCGAGATCGATCCGATACCACCACAGGTCCTTGCCGTCCACCTTGCGCGAGAAGCGCTCAGTGACGTTCGTCGTGAAGAGCGACGATTGAGCCTGCGCGGACAGGCGCGCGGATTCTTCCTCCGCAATCGCCCGCCCCGCGTCGGACTTGTCGAGAGCAGCTTCAAGCGCCTTGATGCGCGCTTTAAGCTGTTCCGTCGTTTCCTCAACAGGTGACGGGGCGGCCTGAGCCGGTTCGAAGTTTTCTTCCCCGCCTTCCGGCGAGGTGTTAGGCGTGCGCGGTGGCATCTACGTTTCCTTACGGAGTGGTCACAGTACCGGCAGTGTAACCCGGCGTGAAGGCGGAACCCGCCTCGACGCGGGCAAGGAACGCCTGATTGAGAATGATCGAGCCGTAAAACACCTTCCACGAGACTACGCGCGTCTGATTGAGCGGGTCTGACTTGTCAGCGCCTGTCAAGTAGTGGAACTCGGGGTTTTCGAGCAGCACCTGACCGTATGAGTGATTGCCGATGTAGATCGTCGGGAACACGCTCACGCCCGTAGCCGGAGCAGCCGGAGGCGTCTGCGCTACGCCGATACCGGTCAACGTAACCGTCTGGTTAGGCAGGAGTTGCGTTGCCTGACCCGCGAGCGGCCCGGTAACCGGAACGCCGAGACCGATGGCCGTAGCGAGATTCGACGGCGTGGCGGACGTGCCGATGTACACGTTGAAGACGTAGTTCGGCGCATTCGGGATAACGACCGAGATCGAGCCTGTCGGGCCTGTCACGCTGATTGCGTTCGAAACCTGATAGATGATCTGCTCAACCGAAGTCTGAGCAGGCGAAGCGGTCACGATGATCTGGTAACCGGCGTTCGTTGCGAGCGTGCCACCCGAAGTTGAAGGTGTGCCCTGGATCGCCGCTGCGCCCGTCCAGTAAGGCATCATGTTCGATTCAACGAAGCGCGCGCCGCCGAACGGGCCAAGCTCGTTGTTGTACAGGCGGTTCACATCGCTATACGACCATGCGTTGACGACCGTCGTATTTTCGCGCATGTCCTGCGCCGAAAGCGGATGGATCAGCGCAATGTAGTGCTGCATGACGGCAGGCGACTTCGACGGATCGCGGTACGATCCTGCCTCGATCATCATGTCTTCGCGCTCATCACCCATGAAGCGGGGCACGCCGTAGGTCAGGAACGAGCCGACCAGGCGGTTGTTCTCGTGCGGCGTCATCACGTCGGTTGCGAGCAGGTTGGCGCGACTCGACTTGCCGTTCGCGTAGTTCACCTGCGTCGTCGCGAGCAGCGTATTGAACGTATTGCGCTCCAGCGTTTCCGGCAGTTGCAGCGCGACCAGTTCACAGGCTTGCTGGAAGAGCGGATGCTTGATCGTCAGATTCGCCACGTCGGTGATGATCACGCGATCGCCCCATTGCTGGGCGGTTGCGCTGACCTGTTGCAGCGTCATCGCTTCGCCCGGAGGCGCAACGCCTTCCTGCAACGGCGCGAATGGCAGCGGGAGCCGCTGATAGCGCGAAGCCGTGTAGGTCACGCCACGATTCGTGTCGAGCTTCAGCGGTTTGCCGAACTGGTACGCGACTAGCTGGCGGCGCGCGAGCGGCTCGACTTCTTCCTGAATGTACGCTTCAACGTCAGCCGTGAAGCTGGTGGACTGGTTGGTGACGCCCGGAAACAGCGAAGCCCACATGAGGGCCAGTTTCTTGAGGTATGACATGGTTTCCTCTCGTGGGTTAAATATTCTGATTTTCCAGACGAGCACGACGCTTGTCCTGATCAGTCGTCGGACGCCCGCGCCCCTGCACATCGCTGCGCACGCCTGCGGGCCTGCCGCGCGCAACCGCCGGAGCGGAAGACGCTCTCGGTTTGGACTTCAGCTTGCCTTCAGCAATGTCCTTACCGAGCATGTAGTAATACACCGCTTCGCGCGACGCATTGCGCCCGTTGCGGCGCTCCTCGTTGATGGCTTCTTCCACACGTTCGGCGTACTTCGAACGGCGCGGATCAGTGCTGACCTTCGCTTCGAACCGGGCACGGTCCATCATATCCGCTGCTTCCATGCGGGCTTGGCGGGCTTCCTGCTGCGTCGCGCGCAGCGTGCGGTTCGATTCAATCTGCCAGCGTTCCAGTTCCGTGATGTCGGCGGAACGAAGGCGTTCTTCTTCGCGTTGGAACGTAG